AGTTATAAACTCTACAGTATCCCTATGTGATAGTATATCATATGCGTCACCTCGACCATATAACTCACTAGCTATCTGTCTGTATGGCTCTGAATAAACCGCAGCTTTCTGCTGCCAATTACCAGGCAAGAACCCCATGTCTCTCGTGGGGACTACTGACCTCACAATGAACATTTTATGTGGTCCATCACCAGTTGGATTTGTTTGTATCTCATTCAATCCAAGATACATTGATAGGAATGTTTTACCAGTACCTGCCATACCATGGAGGACTAGGTGGCTGCCAGACTCATATGCATCTATAACTTGTTCTTGGGTATTTGTTAGATCAAAGTTTAGGTCTATGAGATTGAACTTACCTTTTGTAACTTCATTGTGTTCATCCATGAGCCCATCCTGACGCAGCATGCGCTTCTGACGCTTAGTTAATCTACGAGCCATATCAAATATCAATCGTATTACCGGCGCCAGATCCTTTTTTAACAGTCTTCAGGAGGTCTTTCCATCCTGAGTCTGTCTTGAACCCACCAACTCCACCAATAATGTTAGGAGCTGTTATTACCTTTTTAAGGTGGGGATGCATAACTAACAGTTCTTGTAGTTCAGTCCACTTAACACTCACATCATAAGTTTTTTTAGTTTGGGTGTCTTCAATAGTGTATGTTGGCACTATATTTCATCCTCCATATCCATAATGTACTGTACATCTTTTGTACGAAGAGCTGCATCAACTCTGTTCTTTGTTTTTCTAGCAGTGATAGCTTTTTTAAACTTCATAGACTTTTTCTCGTCGCCTTCATCATATTCGTAAGGGGATGACTTGTAGACGGGGGTCATAGTAGCCTCCTATTTTGTTTGGATCTGGGGGAAAGCTTTTTGTACCACACCAGTAGATACACCTTTTAGTGCACCAGTTTTCATTTCTAAAACTAACTTAGCATCCTTTGGAGCAACAGTCTCCAGGAGTTGTATAAACACAACTTCTCTTTTTGCTGGTTTGATGTTTTCAAGTACATTACCATCAACCGAGATGAAGTACTTCATCATTCTCATTTTGCCAATCAAGGCACCTTCGAGATCTGTTCCTTCACCATCTTCTGTAGTACCTTCTGCTGGTGTATATGGAGGCACGCCTTCAGGGAGCATCCATTTGATACCAGGGTTGTACGTAAGCTGTAGTAGATCAATTAGTGCTGTAGACTCATGATTCTTTAGAATCTCAGCTTTTATTTTTACGTTTTTAGATTTTCGAACTTCGTCTATAATCTCATACAGTGCTTTAGTATAAGCCATTAAAAATCACCTATGTTTTCCATTAATCCTTTGAGTTTCTTGTCGATGAAATATGCGTAGAGTTGATCACGTCCATCACTATGTTCTTCATTGTATTGCTTCTTCACTTCATCTTTAATATAGTCTGGAACAAGAGATAAGTCAACGAGTCGTCTGTTTCTGTTCCAATTAGTCTTATGTTCTGTGTGATAATTCTCTATTTCTTCAATATTTCTCATATCAACAAAAGTATTTAGTACTTTAGAACGAAGAGGCTTTTGCCGTCCATTAATAAAGCAATCATCCTTAGATAAGATATTTGGAATACCATCACCTCGGTCACCCTTAGCAATATGTTCAATCAAATACTTTTCAGGATTGTCGTGGTTGATCCAACGCTTACGTACAGGATCATACTGACTTACATTACTAAACTTATGAAGCTGAATGAAGTCTTTATCCCCAGACATAATCAACACTGGCTTAGAGTGACCATTCATAAGATGAGCCCCCTCAACATCATAGATGATAGTAGCAATAATATCATCTGCTTCAGCAGCCTCAACTTGTATTACTTTATATGGGAAGTACTCTCTTATCTCTTCTCTAATAGCATTCAAACACGAGAACAGCTTACTCCAATCAAGATCAGAATCGTTCCTAGCTTTCTTACGATTAGCCTTATAGTAGGGGTATAGTTTCTTACGCCAGAAGTTCTTATCATCACAGCATATAACCAACTCGCCATACTTTTCTGAAAATTTATTCCTGTATCCTCTTAGAGAATTCAGTACCATATGTCTAACTAAGTCTTCATCAAGTTCAATGTTATGATGACTTCCTATCTGTGCCATCAAGTTAGAAATCATCACTTGGTTCATATCAACTAAAATCATAACTAATCCTTTAAGTGTTAGCCATCCTCTTCATCAAAGTCCTCAAAATTAATATCTGAGTCCTTTAAATTTATGATGTTTTGAGCAAATTCTTGTAGAGGATGTTTCTGCTCAAGAGATCTGCACATTGCAGACTTTATTGCTTCGCTGATTAATACAAGATCATATTTTATATCAGCGCTATTTCTAAGATCAAACCCATGCGATTCCAACTGTCTGAATACATCAAAAGCAAAATCGGTGGCATGGTCTTGTATGAACTTCTGTCTTATAGCTTCCGCATGAGCTTTAAGCTCGTTCTCATTCTGCGGAGGTCTTGCACCAACTTTATGCTGTGGAAAAACAATTACATTTGACATCTCAGCCCTTCTAACATTGTTTGCCTGTTATTTAGGCTTCTTCCTTGCCTTGGTTTTCTTAGCTTTGGTTTTCTTTGGTTTATTGCTTGGGGCATCAATGAACTCTGGCACACCATAATATTCCTCGTGCATTTCTTGAGTCCACAATCCAATATCTTGATACCATGAACCTATTTGACGCTTGACCATACCAATATGTGGATCAGCAGGATGCCAATGATGACCATTGACTCTTACAATATTATTGATCCTACCTTCCATATTCTCACCCCATCTAAAGTCTAACCAGACTCCAGTACGAAGATATGACTGCAAGTTATGGACATATGTCTCAAGGATATTAACTTCGTTATTGAGATCTCTGTTCTTCTCATTGAGCTTGAGACTTGCTCTTGCAGCTGTTAGTCTTTCTTGATTGGATCTAATCCATTTCCTAACAGTAGTTACATTTACTGGATTCTTATCGTCCCTACTTACAGAAGCATGGACAGATTTATGTTCAGAAGGACCTTTAGCTGCACGAGCTTTAGCCAAACGCTCAATGCGTTCGGCCTTCTCTTTAGGAGTTAGAGGCTTCCTGATCTTTCGCATCTTCCTCTTTGGTTCCCCATCCTTGGGCAATGTTCGTGTCGATCTCTTTGCTTGTCGCATCTTCTTCTCGCTTCAAATGTTGTGTCCATTGAAAGAAATCCATCTTGGCTTCTTCCGGGGTCATACCAAACTTATTTTCTAAGTGTTTAGGACTTTCGAACATATTTACCTTACCGGATGCTCGAAGCTGTTCCAGAAAAGTAAATACTTCATTTCTTGATACCATAATATACTCCTAAGTGAAAGGGAATGTAACTATATTTATAGCACTTTCCCCAACGAACATTGCTAGCTCAACGGTGCTAGACGCCACACCAGCAACTATTAATATTGCAAAAGGAAGCGCAAAGAACACTCCACCAACCATCAATACCGTTTCCATTATTTCAAACTCCATTTTCCATTTTCATAACACATTGCACCCTTAGTATCAGGAACAGACCTACAAAACTTCTCATCAAAGTTTAGTTTCAATCCATTCTTCCTAATATCCTCGAAGCGCGCATGTTGATGTTGCCTAGTTTTATAAAGATCAATCAATTCCGTCTTATTGACAATGGTCTTGCATGATATCATTTTACAAAATAAAGATCCACCAACCACACTAGCAGCAATGGAGATCGGCTCAATAGCTTGAGCCGGACTCACTAAAATACTACTGAAGAGTATAAGACTTAACGACAGCTTCTTGCTCACTCTTTGCCTCCTTCTTGGCTGCTGCGACATTCTTATCTAACTCTTTAAATGCAGTGTTAGATCGTAACTTAGCCATCAACATCCTATCTTTCTTGAGACGATTCATGAGAACTTTACTAGCTTCCTCATCATTATACTTCAATAGTACATAAGCTCGAAACTGGTTACCAGCAGACTGTACAACATTCTCAACAACACTGTATCCAGAAACATCAGTATCAGCAACTAGATTCTTAGTCACTCTTTCAAGCTCATTTATCACAGTGGTATCTACAGCTGTAGTTCCTACCTTAGCAATAAAGTTTTTAGTCTGAGACCTTAGCTGACTCTGAAACCTATCGGCTAGAGTAGTCTTAGCCATCAGTATAGCCATGTC